CGGTGGTTGCCGTCGGCGCGGCGTTGTCCAGTTGTTCCAGCGCCGCCGGTTCTTCGGTGTCGCCCCAATCTTCGCCGTCTTCCATGTCGATAACTTCGGCATTGGCGTAGGTTGCGACGTCGTCGTCCAATGCGGATTCGGCAAGGTCGATTCCCGATTGCGCGTTGGCGTCCCGCAAGTGGGCGTCGTCGGACTGGTTCAGTAGATACTTCACCGCCCGCCGGACCACGGTTCGCATGGCCATTTCGTCGGGGAAGTCATCATGCGTTTTGTCCCGAACGTTCTTATTGCCGTATGTCTTGGACTTGGACCAAGACTTGCGGATGCGGTCCATGGTCATAACTTCGGCCGCGATTTGTTCACCGCCGACGGTGATAATCGCATACGCCGCGACCATGCGGTCGGGGTTCACGTTGGCCAAGTCTTGTTCATGGGCAATGATGCGACGGGGAACCATCGAATACCGAAATTCGTCGCCTTCGTAAACCACGCCGGCTTGGACTTCGGCGCCTGGACGGACACGCCGAAGGATTGCCATATCGCCGAAATACGACCGCTGGCATTGCAGCGTCTTCCCGTAAACGATGAAGTAGCATTGCGCCTTCGCTGGGTCCAGGCCCATGACGACCATGCGAAGCAACGCCGACGCAATGGTCGACTTGCTGACCACGGCCAACGCGGGGCGCCCGTCTTTGTCCTTCACGTCTTGCAACATAAGCCAAGCGAACGTCATGGCGTTGCGGACCGAATAGCCTTCGGGTACCTGGACTTGGCCTTGCGCGACCAATGCCGAAATGTCGGATTCCGCCTTGCCGATAACTTGGCGTTTAAGGACGTCGAACCCGTTGGATTTGGCGGGCGTGTTGGGCGTGGCCTCGGTGTCCGGGGCGGGGGTCGGGTTTGCGTTTTCTTTTGGCATGGCTTTACTTGGCAACCGTTAAGGTGCGAATGTCGGGGGCGACCACCAAACGGATTTGTTGGCCGCGCGTCGGCGTTATGTTGGTCACGGATTCGGCGTTGTCAATGATGACCGGCGGCGCGAATCCTAAGTGGTCGGCAAGGGTGTTCACAATGTCAAGTCCGGCATTGATTTTCTGGCCGTGCGATAGCGCCGACCACGGGACGCCGTCGACCGTGGCGTCGCAACATTCAACAACGGCGCCGTTGACCTGGACGTCGAACAACCGCCAATGGACGACGGAAAACCGGGCGTTAATGCGCTCGGTTAACATCCGCACCTTGGCAACGACGAACCGGTCCAGCAAGTCCAATTGCGCTTCGGATTCGTCGTAAGCCTTCCCGATGCGGGTTTGTTCCGCCTTCAATTCGTCGACCCGCGCGGTTGCCTTGGCCGCCGCTTCGCGTTCGGCGTTGCGGCGCATCATGGCTTGGACCTCCCCGGTCTTGGCGCTTATGGCCCGGTTCAATTCGTCGACCTTCCCGGCGGCGTCCGTTCGGACGACTTCGATTTGGCCCAACTTGGTTTGGCGTTCGGTGGCCAACCGGCAATATTCGGGGTCGGCGTCCAGGTTGGGCGGCGCGGCTTGCGCGGCGGCTTCATCCGCTTTGGATTGTTCCAGCGCTTCGGTGGCCGTGGCGACCTTGGCTTCGCATTGCTGAACGTCATCGGCGGCCGCCGCCAACGTCTTCGCCAATTGTTCTTCGCGTTGCTTCGCCGCCTTGCCTTCGGCCTGGTTCCTTTCCAAATCGCCCGCCTTGGCTTGGTTGAATCTTGCTTCGGCTTCGGCGCGCGCCTTGGTCGTCTGGCCAGGGGCCAACGGTTGAAGGCACGTTGGGCACGTGTCCGAATCTTCGAACTCAAATACCCGCGCCTTTATCTCTTTGTTCACGCCCCGCAACCGGTCCAATTCGGTAACGGCGCCGGAATGGTCGGCGGCGGCTTGGCGTTGCCGGACTCGCGCCCGGTCCAATGCCATTTCGCAATCGCGCAAGTCTTCGGCGGCTTCGGCCGTCTTCTTGCGGGCGGCCAGGTATGGCGCGTTAACTTCTTGTTCAATCCGGGTTTTGACCCGCGCCAATTCCGCATCGATGTTGCGTAATTCGGCGTTCAGTTGACCAATCGCCGCGCCGTTCTCAATGCCTGACCGCTCATCCCGCAACCGGTCCAATTCGGCTTGGACCTCGGTCACGTCTTCCATGTCGCCGGTCGGCGCGCCGGTCGCGGTCTTGCTGGCCTCGTTGATGATTGCCGGCAACTCCTTAAGTCGCGCGTTCCAATCCCGCCGATTGGCCTTCAAAATCGATACGAAGGCCTCCCGCGAATGCTGACCCAACATGGTCGGCACGTCCGAAAATTCCGGGTTCGCGGCGATGGCGTCGGCGTCGGTGACGTCGCCGACAATCTCCAAAAGCATTTCGCGGCGCCGTTCCCATTTCAGGGATTCCGAAAAGTGGAACGGGTCGCAAAGTAGGCGGAACTTGGATTCCGGGCAAATTGCAGCGACGGCGGCGTCGTACTGACCTTGCGGCACTTCGACGCCGTTAATGCGGTGGCGCGTGGTATTGCCGGTGAACTCGGCTTCCTTCGAACCGCGTTGCCTGGTCCATTTCTCAAGGTACGTCTTTTCGAACTCGGTGACCTTGCCGCCTTCGGTTTCGATGGTCATTCGCGCCGTATGCTCAACGCCCGATGCAACCTTGCCCGTAATTCGGTCGATGGTCTTAATTTCGAAGTTGGCGCGGCCGGCGGAATCCTTGCCAAACAACAGCCAGTGGAAGGCGTCGGCAATGGTCGTCTTCCCGACGCCGTTGTCGCCCCGTATGGTCACGTCCTGGCCGTCGGCGTATAGCGTGAACTCCCGGACGCCCCGGAAATTCTCCAACGTCAATTGGCGAACCTTCATGGCCGCCGCCCCGTCGTTTGTCGTCTTGGTTTCATTGTGTTTGCACGGACGCACAATTGCGCCGCGCTGTCAATGTACCATGAAATGCGACGAATCCGTATGGTCCCGGGACGAATCCGTACAATTCCGGGTAAGGTTCCCGGCCATGGAACAAATCACGTTGGCGCGGTTCCCGCCGCCCGGGGCCACCTTGGAAGAACTGGCCGTCTTGGTTGCGGAACGGGTCGCCGTCGGCGTTCCGGTTGAAACCGCTTGCCGTTGGGCAAAACTCAATAAGTCGACGTACTACCGGTTACGAAATGAAATGGCCGGCGGAACGAATCCGACCGGCCAACCCGACGAACGCCAAGACGCACCGCCCGCGAGTGTTGGCCATTGTACCGAATTCTTCCAACCTTCAATCGTTCCCGCCATTGAAGAAGCCGTCGACCGGGTTGTCCGGGCGGCGCTGGCCGACATGGTCGGGCGTGAACCGAACGCATCGGGCGCCGATGGAATCACGGCACCAACCCAACCCATGAAGAACAAGAAGAAGGGGGGCGACCTTGGCCGGTAACACGTACAACCTCGCGCCCGCCGTTGAAAAACTCGCCCGAACCTTGGTGGAGAAATCCGCCGAATTTAAGGAAGTCGGGGAATCCGGCATTACGATTCGCGCGATATTCCAAACCGCGCGCATTACGTCCCAAGGGCGACCGCTCATTGCGAAGTCCCAACTAGTCGGGGGCAAGACCTCGGCAATGGTCCAGTTGTTGAGTTTGGCCGCCCCGGTCGAAGCCGAAGGAATCATGCCATATCAACAGATGGTGATTTTCATTTCGCGGCCGGCTTGGGAATTGCTGGACGACAAACAACGCGAGGCGTTGGTCCATGAACAATTGTGCCACCTGAACGCCGAAAAGACCGACGCCGGGGAATGGCGCGTGTCCTTCGTGGCCGAAGACGTGCGAACGTTCAACGCCACGGTTAAGCGGTACGGCGCCTGGAACGCCGAACTTGCCGACGTGGTAAAGCGGGCGTATGCGACCCAAGGCGCGTTGGACCTTGGCGAAGACACCGGGGACGACGACGAATGATGACCGAAGGGCAAGCCGCCCGCGCTGACCACCTGGCATTGGTGGCCGCGCCAATTCTGGCCGTGTTGATGCAACGCCAAGGCACCGGGAATTCGTCCGACATTTCGGACGCCATTGCGCTTGCTTCGGCACTCATCGAAGCCGCCGAAGGATTCGTCCAGGCGGAAAACGACTGACCAACCGGGGCGGCCAACCACCGCCCCAACGACCACCAAGACGACCCATGAAAACCCTTTATCAAACCACGCTACCAATCGAACCGAAGTCAACGACGCACCAAGCGAAGGACATAACGGCGCGTTGGTTCCCGGCTTGCCCGACGTGCAAGAAGCGGTACAAAAAACAGCAGCAAGTCCAATGCCCGTATTGCAAGGCGCCGCTACCAATGACCATAAGCGACTCTAAGAATTTGCGGATTGCCAAGGCGCATTACGAAGGCGCCGTCATGGAATGCCCGAACCGTCCAGACGTTCCGATTTCCGCGCCCGTGGTTCTTGCCATGTATTTCGGGTTTCCGCATCCGACATCGACGCCCGCGTCGCACCAATCATTGAAGCGGTGGAAACGGACGAAACCCGATGCGTCGAACCTGGCCAAGACCTTCGAAGACGTGTTGGTGCGTTGCGGTGTCCTGGCCGATGACAACTTGGTCGTTGGATGCTTCGGCGTCAAATACTACACGCCCAACCCGTCAATTGATGTTGTGATACTTCGCGCGCCTGGACTGAACGCCGGTCTATCAATTGTTGACCAAATGAGCATCACGGCGCTTTACGATAGTGGCGACGACGCCCATTCCGAAACGCCCGACCTATTCGCCCAATCCTGACCATGGCAAGAACCCGCAAGATTAAACCGGAATTCTTCCGCGACCAAACGTTGCAATTGTTGGAATCGGAATATCCCGCGTTGCGCGCCATGCTGACATATGCCGGCTTATGGACCGTGGCCGACAAAAACGGTACCTTCCAATGGGACCCGTATTCCATCGGGTTCGACGTATTGCCGTCCGTCGAAGGGTACAGCGCCGAAGCCGCCATGGTCGCACTGGAAGAATGCGGGTTCGTTTACCGGTTCCATGATGCGGACGGGTACACGTATGGCAGCGTCCCGGAATTCCAGCGCCACCAATCGATACAGGGTTCCGAAACCCGGTATGACGCCCGGTATCCGACGCCGCCCCATATGCTTCGCAACAACGACCCGACCGCGACCCGCGCGCGTCAACGTCGCCGAACGGTCGACCGCGCCTTCGTCCTTGGTTTGAAGGACAAACTGACCCAACTTGGAATGACCTTGGTTATTCCTTGGAATGACCTTGGAATGACCAAAGACATTCCTTGGAATACAGAAGAAGAACAAGAACAAGCAAAAGCAGAAGAAGAAGCAATTCCCGTAGGGTGCGTTCAAGAACGCACTTGGAATGACCAAGGAAATTCCAAGGAAATTCCACCGGGGCAACTCATCGACGACGAAGACTTGCCGCCGCGAATCCCGCAGGTTGACCCGTTCAATGTCACCGCCCGGGTTTTGGGCATGGCATACGAAACCCTGAACCAACCCGCGCCCGACCGCGCGGAAATCTTGCGATTCATTCGCCCGGTTCCCAAGGTGGTCGAAGTGACCAAGGACGAAGACATGGCCGCGCGCCTCATCGTTTGGGCGTTCACCTATAAAACTTCGATGACCATTCCCAAGGTGGCCAGTGGCGCCCGCGCGTTCCTGGCCGAAGCGCAGCGGGTAGATTTTGGGGACCCGACCAAGAATTCGCCCGCCCGTTCCGCCCCGTCCCGACCATCCGTTGCCGATGCGCTTGGCGACTGACCCGACCCAACCAAGACCGACCATGAACCAACAACCCGAAACGACTTCGCAACTTATCGAATTCGTCCGAACGCACGTCCCGAAGGAAACCCGCGACCTGGCCAAGACCGCGTGGGAAATGTTTGGTGACCGCCCAAGCCAAAACGGATTGGACGAAGTCGCCGGCGCCGTTAAACTTGCCTTCCACCTTCACAAAATGGGCGCGACCCGCGCCGAACTTTTGCCGGTGCTGATGAACCAAGACCGCGCGGTCACGTGGCGGCCGAAGGTGAACGATTACGTTTCTTGGCTGGAAGACGCCCGCGCCGAAGCCGCCGCCGCCCGACTTCGCGAACGCAATTCCCGCCGGATTTGGTTTCACTTCGACGACGGGTCATTGCCCGGGTGCATTGCCTCGGTCGACGTGTCCGAAGTCGCCGAAGCCTTGGCCAAACATCCGGGCGCGAAGTTGACCCAGGGCCAGGAACAACGGATGCGAGAACTTGGATACACGCCGCCTTTGGCGTTGCCCGCGCCGACCATGACCAACGAAGAACGCGCCGCGAAGGTCGAAACTTTGCGCGCCGCCGTTGCTGGCCGTGGCCTGAACCCGGACGACGTTTTGCCCGCCTTGCCTCATCCGACCTTGGAAGAACGGGAAACCGGAAACCATTGAACCAACCAAGACCAACCATGAAAACCTATCACGAAACCCAAGTCCCTTGGCCGTCTGACCGGCCACGAACCAAAGACGCCGACCGCGTGGTCGGGCGATTCCATAGCACTTCGGCCGCCGCCGGCGCCGAACGGGTCGAAGAAGCCTTGCGGCAACTTGACCGGCACAAAGGCAACGACCGCGTTGGCGAAGTTTGGATTTACGCCCAAGGCCAGTTGGGGACGCGGAATCGATTTCTTGCCAACGGGCGGTGGTATGACCCGGGCGTCGTCGTCACCTTCGACCTGGACGGGAAACCCTACAGCATCGCCGCCGACATTTACCGGAATCCCGGGCATAACCTGGCCGGCATTGCCGCGTATATCGACGGCATTCGCGCCCAAGAACGGCACGGGATAGTATCCGCTTCGGAACAACTCCAATTCGCGGCATTGCCCGCGCCGGGTGAATCTTCGAAGCGCCATTGGTCCGACGTGCTGGACATCCCGCCAACGTCCGGCGCTGACCGGATTCATGCAGCCTATCGGCTACTGGCCAAGACGTTGCATCCCGACAACGCCGAAACGGGAAGTACCGAAGCCTTCGTCGAACTCTCGGTGGCCTATACCGAAGCGCTGGAAGAAGTCGGGGGCGCCGCCTGATGGACGCCCGCACGATTGCCGAACTTGCCATGGTCGCCGCGTTCGTGGTTTGGCTTTTGGCCGCGACCGTCTGGGTCGTTCATGCGTTGGTGAACCATATCCGGCACGAAGCCAAGGACCGGGCAAAGGGCAACCCGGGGATTTTCACGAACGAAGTCCCTTCCGTCCCGCCCGCCGTTCCACAAAAGCGAATGTGGGGCATTCCGGTAGTTTGCGACCCGCAAGCGCCGGCGGATGCGCCAACGCTCATCGAAGCCAACGACGGCGACGGGCACCGATGCGGCTGGAATGCGGCCAACGGATGTTGGCGCCGAAGAACCGATTACCGGGGCAAGGTTTGGATTACGATGGATTGCCGCGAAATGACATTGACCCAGGCGCAAGAAGTCGGGCGGGCAGTCGAAAACGCCGTTTATTTGATTCTGGACGCCCAACATGGCAAAGGGGACGAAGATGCGCGATAACACGCCAAACGCGCCCACGCGCGATTCTGGAGGCAAAATCCGGGTATTTCTCGCGGCGGCGCTTAACCGATGCAAAAACCGTTGCGGCGTGAAAACGTGGTCCGACTTGCCGACCAAGACCGGGTACTACCTGATGGCGAAGCAAATTGACGGCGACCAAGGGCGCGTGGTGGCCGGGGAATTGGTCGAAGCCTACGTCGGCCCCGGTGGCCGCGTGGTCATCCGAAAGGCGGTTGGCCGCTGGGTCACCGCCCGGGTAACCGACCGAACCGGTTGGGTTCAGTATTACGGACCCATTCCCGCGAACTGGCCATACTTCGGGGGGTTCAACTGATGTACCTTTGCGACCTCAAAACGGGCGACGTGTTGGTCCAAGGGAATCACGGCGGATTCTGGGTCGTCATGGACCCGGTCCCGAACTCTTACGCGATTCACGTTTACAACCGCAAGACCGGCGACACGCGAAGCCTTCGTGGTGAATTCGTGCCCGACGTTTACGTCGAAGTCATGCGGGGCAACCGAACGATTTGGNNGTGAAACCGCTTCGGTTCGAACCGCGCGAATGGGCCTTGGTGGTTCACCTTGGCGCGCCGGTCATGCGCCGTCAAGTCGCGTTGTTCTTCGCTGGCCTTGCGAAATCGATTGAAGACCGCATCGACCGATTCGCCCGCGACCTTGCAGCCATGGAACAACGCCCGAAAATGCAAGCGGTGGCCCAACGTATGACCGCATGGGGCGGCGTCCGTCCGGTAGACCTCGCCGACATGGTGGCACTCGGGATGAATGTCCCCATGCCGGTCGCGCGTATGGTCGTCGAAGGCAACCCGCCGCCGGTCGAAGTGGTCTTGGAACTGGCCACCGCGTACCATACCGAAGCCTTTACCGAATCGGTTAAGGGGGCGGCCAAGTGGTGACAATGCCGATTGCCGCCGCCGTTGCGCTGGCCGTGGGGTTGCTGGCCGTTGGCTTCGTCATTGGCTACGTCTGGGTTTGGGCGTGGTTCGCTGGAATCCTGGGGGGCAAGTAGTGGCGGAAAACGAAACGTTGCCGGACTTCGGTTATGTCGTTGAACCGCGCCATTTACGCGGGATACTTGCTGAAACATCATGGGCGGTCGTTTGGTTGGACGCCGAATTCGGAGATTCGACCTTATGTATTTGCCCAACCGAAGACAAAGCGAAGATGGTATGCGACGCCATGAACCAACATAATAAGGCGGCGGGCAAATGATGGACCGGAACTTGATGTTGATTTACCTCAAAGAACGCGAGGCGTTTGGTTGGGCTATGGCCGCCGAAGCCAATTCCCGCAACATGGACGGGGCCAAACTTGCATGGGATGAATACGCTATGATTTGCGGCAACTTGCGCGAAGAACTGGAATCCGAACCCGCGCCAACAGTGACCGCCGAAGACCGGCGCGACGTCTTGTTGCAGGCTTGCGACATAAAGGAAAACGCGCCGATACTGAACGGTCGAATTCTAAGCAACCGAGGTAAGACGGCAGTGTTTACCGACGTTGAATACTTGTTGGTTGAAGGTAAATCGGTACTTGCCCGGTATTCACCGAATCGCCCATGGTTCGAAGTCAAGGCGTCAGACATCATTCCAATGGAAGGTGAAACGAAGTGACCCAAGAACAATTGGAACAAGCCATTATCGTTTGGCGGTTCGAAGACGCGCCCCAAGAATTGCGCGATATGTCGGAGAACGGCGGCGCGAAATGCTGAAACCGTTTGCATTCAACGCCGTTATTGGTTTGGCCGTCGCGGTCTTTGGGTTGCTGATGGTGGCCGCGACCCGGTAAGGTCTTGCAATGGGTTGGGGCGCGCGTCCGCAAATCACAATCCGCCCGCCGCAAGTATTCGGCGTCGGGGCGAACCACGTACCGGCCAAGCCGCCGACACTTCCAACCCGAACGGCGTTCCCGAAGCAATGGGCGTTGCAATGCGTAGGTTGCGGCGCGTCGTCCAAGGCTTCGGGGGAAATCGGCCAATGTCCGTATTGCGGCGGCTACCAAAACGCGCCCCGTTGACGGCCAACTATCCGGAATTTCCGGATAACTGACACTGCGCCCGGGCGACCGGGTAGTATCGACGAAGCCCGCAAGGTCGGTCTTATGGCCTTGCCGACGGGGAAGTCCACGCCCCGGCGCGTTATGCGCCCCGAGTGATGACGGGGCGCATTTTGATTTCTGGCCATGCGCTAGACTTCGGTTCGTGGCCGAACCCGAATGGTTGACATCGAAGGTTGAAAGTATCATTGCCAACATCGGGCGGCGATACGGGCACCGCAACCGAACGCCGCAAGACTTCGAAGATTTCCGCGCCGACGCACTGGCCAAACTTTCGCGGGTCGCGCACCTTCACAATGGCCAAACCAAATTCGAAGCCTTCGCCGCCATGGTCGTTCAAAACATGGCGCGGGACATTGCCCGGAAACGGCGCGTTACCGAAATGGAATGGCCGGACTACTTCGACGCCCCGGACCTTCGGGACGACGATTTCCGCGAAGAATCCGACCGACTCCAAGAAGCAATCAACGAAGCGATTGTCATGGTTCAGGACCAACTATCGACGCCTGGACCGCCTTCAATCCTGGCCATGCTGACCGAAGCGGTCGAAGCCGGCGTCATTACCCGCCACGATTGCGACGTCATCGAATCCGCCCGCGCCGCCGTCGCACGGGTTTCTTTGTTCCGTCCTTTCGACCAAAACGAACTTTTCGATATTTCCGAACGGTTGGCGACGTCATGCGTTCGTGCAGCGTTGCAGGACAAACCCGGACGCCGTGGCCGGTACGCCTTGGCCGTTCTCAAAATGAACGGGCGTCACCAAGACCCGGGCGCGTCTTGAATTGGGGATGCAATTCGACGAACGCACCGAACGCAACATCGGGACACTGAACAAGAACGCGCAATCGTGGGCGCGCGCGTTCATGCAAAAGGTTTTGGAGTCGGGCAAGTTGCCGGACGGTTGGAGTTGCCGCATCATTTCCGGTAACCGCACTTGGTCGGAACAAGAAGCGTTATGGGCGCAAGGTCGAACCAAGCCGGGGGCGAAGGTGACCAACGCACGGGGTGGCCAGTCAAATCACAATTTCGGCATTGCGTGGGACATCGGGCTATTTCATGGCGGCCGGTACAACCCGCCCGGGGCAATGGCTGTTTATCGGGCGCTCGGTGCAATCGGTAAGGAAATGGGCCTCGCATGGGGCGGCGACTGGAAACGAATGCCGGACGTGCCGCATTTCGAAGTCCCGACGACCTATTCACTTGCCGAAAAACGGGCGTTCATTCTGGCCGGCGGCGTGGTCCCCGTGTTGCCTTACGGCCAACCCAACCCGTCGGACAAACCCGACCCGTTGCACGTGGTCAAGATTGAAGAAAACGGGTTCCCGCTGGACATCCCGGCGCGACTCATCGAAGGGCAAACTTGGGTCGCACTTCGCCCATTCGTTGACCATTTCGGCGGGTCGGTGACTTCCATTCGCGGCGGCGGTCGGGCGGCTATTTTCTCGGTGGCCTTCGACGGGCGCGTCGCCAATCTTGCCGGACGCATCGACGACACGGTCGGAATGGTCAAATTCGCCGACATTAACGCCGTGCTAGATTGGGCGTTCACCTACCGGGCGGGCGTCCTGAACGTTCATACTGGCAACGGGGGCAAGGCGTGAACCTGGCGAACAATCCGTCCGTTATCATTTTCGCGGTGTCGCAAGCAACCTTGGTCATCGGTTGGCTTATTACGCTCGGTGGCCGGGTGTCACGCCTCGAAACCACGGCCAAGAGTGACGCCCAAACGACGCGGGAAATCTTGCGCGAAATCCGGGCGTTGCGCGAAGAAGTCCATAAAGTAACGGTCGACTATGCCGGACTCAAAGCAACGGTCGACGCCTTGGTCCATGAACTTCGCGGGCGGTGACCACGCTACCCGCCGTCTTCAACGGTCATGCAAGAACGCATTTACGCCGTTTTGCTGACCGTTGCCATGGGCGCCATTGCTGGCCTGGTTTCGGCCATGCGGGTCGATTATATGAGCTTCGCCGCTTATGCCCGGCTTTACGCCGCGTGGTCCGAATTGCCGGCCACCGACCGACCGGACGCCCCAAAACCTGATTTCGACATGGCCGTCGCTGGCCGCCGTTGGTGGAATGGGGCGCTTATGGGGGCACTCGCTGGACTTGCCACGGCAACCGGGTTCACAATTCCCGGCGCGCCGTCTTTACCGGTTGCGAGTTGATACGATGTTACGCCGATTCTTCCCCGCCATTCTTGCCGCTTTCTTCGTCCTGGCCGTGCCGTCCGGCGCCTTGGCCTATGGTGGCCAGTTGCAGCCGCCGCCCATGATTCACGCCATGGGGCAGGTTGACGCCCCGGAACCGGGCGCGTACCAATTCACCTTCAACCGCACTTTATCCGGGCGGGAATACGTGACCGCCAACCTTTACACGGTTGCCCGCGACGTCCGGGGCATTCGGGGCCTGAACCTTAACGCATTGGCCGGATACGAAACCTTGGCGGTGGGCGGGGCGCCGGCGTTCGGCGTTGGCCTTCAATGGGAAACCGATTTCTTGGACCCGTTCCGCCTTGGCGTGGGCGTCTTCGTCCTTGGCATTCAAGGCACCAAGCCGGACGCCGGCGTCGGGTTGACTTTCGGTATCCGGTTCTAGGATAATCAACGCACGGCAACAAGCCGAAGCCAGAGCAAACCAACGTCCCCGGTTGCCGACCTCCCCGGTCGGCGCCGGGATTTTTTTTGGTGGTACTATCGGGACCGGTTAAATACCGGCTCATCCCCGCCGTTTCGACTTGGTCGGTCTTTCCTGGAACGCGCGGGGCCAATTTTCCGAACGCGCCCGCCTTGCGTCACAATAAGGCCAGTGGCGACAACCGACCCGAAACCACCGCGCAAGATGCGCCCCGGCAAACATGGCGGGCAATTGCTGGACGGCCCCGGACCCGGCCGGCCGCGCGGGTGTTTTAGCATTCGAAACGAAATGCGCCGCCAATTGGAGTTGGGCGGCAATTTGGAAGCGATTGTTCAGGCGGTCATTAAGGCGGCCCGAAAAGGCAACATCCCGGCCATTCGTGAACTGATTCGCCAAGTGGACCAAGACGGCGCCGACAAATTGGTCGTTCAAGGTTCGTTGGACATTAACGTAAACCACCGGTTTGACGTCGCGCGGTTGACGACGAAGGAACTGAAAACCCTTCGGGCGCTGATGGAAAAAATGAAGGTCGAAGACGTTGACGATTCCGGTAAATGAACTTTCCTTCGATGACGTAAACCGGGAACTTGCCCGACGCGAATGGGAAGAATACGTCCGATGGCGTGGGTTTAAGCATATGGCCGAACGCCATATCCGGGTATGGCGTTGGTTCGAATCGCTTGGGGACCCGGACGCCCAACCGCGCGATTTGGTGGAATGTTGGGGGCGCGGCGGGGCCAAGTCTTCGACCATCGAAGAAGGAACGGCATGGATTGGGGCGCGGCGGCGGCCGTTTCGCCGGTTCGTGTTGTACGTATCGGCAACGCAAGAACAAGCCGACAACCACGTCCAGGCCATAGCAACCAACCTGACCCGGCTTGGTGCATCGCCCGCCGTGGGGAAGACCGGCGCCCCGAAGGGTTGGCGGCGGAATCAACTTCGAACCGCCGACGGGTTTAACGTGGCGGCGCTGGGTTTGGACACCGGGGCGCGTGGTATCAAACTGGACGAATTCCGTCCGGACCTGATTGTCCTGGACGACATCGACGACCGCGAAGACACCGAAACCACGGTCAATAAGAAGCGCCGCACGGTGACACAAACCATCATTCCGGCCGGCGGTCCAGATTGCCGCGTCGTCTTCGTGCAAAACCTCATTCACGAAGGCGGGTTAATGGCCGAACTCTATTCGGACAAATGCGAATGGTTGATGGACCGGCAATGCGGCCCGATGGAACCGGCGGTGCTGGACCTTCAATGCGAATTGCGGGACCAAGGGGACGGGCGGAATCAATGGGTTATCACCGGTGGTACGCCGACATGGTTGGGGCAAGACCTGGCCACGTGCCAACGCCAAATCAACCAACAAGGCTTCGAAGCCTTTATGCGCGAATCGCAACATGACGTCAAACGGGGAACGGGGCGGTTCTTCATTACTGAACGCATCCGCACGGTTGCAATCGACGACGTGCCCGGTTTGGTGTCGGTGGTCATTACGTGCGACATGGCCGCGACCGAAGGCGCCGGGGACTACTCGGTCTTTATGGCGGTCGGGTTCGCTGAGAATGGGAACGTGTACGTTTTGAACGTATGGCGAAAACAGGTGGAAACCGAAGGGTTCTATAACGGACTGGTTCAATTCCGCGCCGAAGTAACCGACGAATACGGCGACGCGGTCGACCATTTATTGCCGGTTGACCCGGGCGCGGCTGGCAAACATTGGGCGGCGACGCTGGCCCGGTTCATGCGCCAAACTTACGGGAACTTGGTTCGCGTTCGGTTGCACCAAGTCCGTGGAAAAAAGGCCATGCGCGCGCGGCGGGCGCAAGAAGAAGTCAACGCCGGAAACGTGTTCATTGTCGAAGGGGAATGGAACAAGCCGTTTCTGAACGAACTAGGCAAGTATTCCGAAGACCCGAAGGAATACGAATACGATGACCAAGTCGACACGCTGGCCGACGCCGTGAACGACCGCGCCAACACGCGCAAGGCCAGTGTACGCCGCGTTTCGCGCGGGCGCTGATTCGTCTTCAAAGGGCGACCATGAACGTATTTCGCCGGTTGGCGGCATTATTCACCGGCGGAACGCCCGTCGAAGTTTCGCGGTCGTCTTCGCGTACCGGGCGTTTTGGATTCCGCGCGTACACGCCCGCAAGCGAAATCGATTTCGCCAAATACGTCGGCACCTTGCGCGACAACGCAATCGTTGCAGCGCTACACGCCCATATTTCCCGGTCGGCGTCGCAAGCCAAAGTGGTCGTCGTCAACTCCAAGGGGGAACGCCGGGACGACCATCCCATAAATGAACTTTTGCGGAACCCGTCGACCGACCACAGTTGGGACGCCATGTTATCCGCTTGGCTTATGGACCTGATGGTCGGCGGCAACGGGTACGCGAATATGATTCCGACCAAGTTGGCGAATGTCCCCGGCGCTTTCCAATACTTGCCGATGGCGTACACGTCGCCGATTTCGCTGGACCCGACGCACGTTGCGTTGACGACGCATTACGAATATCGAAGCCCGAACGGGAAGAAGTATCAAATTCCCGCCGTCCAGGTTTTGCATCCGAAGTTGGGAATTGACCCGCAAGACCAATCCCGGGGCATATCGCCGCTTTCGTCCATGATTCGCGAAGTGGCCGGCGACAACTTGGTCGCCCGGTTCAACGCCGCCACGCTTATAAACTTTGGGACGGCCGCCGTATCGATGACGCCCGAAGGGGATTCATGGAACCTGGACCCGGCCAGTTGGGAAGATGCGGTCGACCAACTCACGCGGCAAATGACCGGGGACGCGGCCGGCGGAATCATTGCGCCCAACTTCCCGGCGAAAATTCAAAATATCGGCACGTCGCCGGACGATATGGGAATCGAAGTCATGGGGGCGATTTTCGTTTCGCGGATTTGCGCCGCGTTCGGGGCTGACCCGATGGCGCTTGGCATGGCGTCGGCCAACAAGACGTATGCCAACCTTGGCGAAGCAATAGACGCAACTTGGCATAATTGCACTTTGCCGCTACTGATGGTCATTGTGAAGGCCATTGAAAAATCGGTCCTTCATGGCGCATACGGGGACTATGATTTGTCGTTGGAGTTGGACACGTCCGGCGTTGTTGCGCTGATGGATGACACTGACCAAAAGACCAAGACCACCGGGGGCGCCTACCAATCGGGCGTGATTACCCGCGCCGAGGCGCGGCGGGCGCTAGG